GAGTTACTGACCCTAAACAACAACTCCCATTCCCATTTAATACTTGGGATGTAATTGAAGCACCTGATCCAATTGACATTGGACATTATCCTGGATATAATAATGCATCAGAATGGGGTAATATGAATCTGTTTAGTGTCTCTCCCAATCTAGTTGCATTGGAAGAACATCAACATCCGACACGAAAGATTCTGGAAACATATGGTATTGATTGTGCTATGCTTCCAATGAGACATCAGAGAACTTTAAGTGGTGGATTCCACTGTGTAACCTTAGATTTGGAGAGAGTATGAAAATAGGTATTGTTGGTGTAGGTAAACTTGGCGGACCAGTATCTGAAGCAATTGTTGAATCTGGACATCAGGTTTACGCATATGATATTGCTGGCGTGGAACCAATTCCAAGAAGAGTTGCAGGCGGGGAGAGAATAGGTTCAAAGTCAATTAAAGAGGTTGTCGAAAGTACGGGAATAGTTTTTATTGCTGTTCCTACTCCACATGATGAGGAGTATGGTGGTGATAGACCATCGACTCAATTAGAACCAAAAGATTTTGACTATACTATTTTGAAAAATGTTTTATCTGAAGTTGATAAGCATTCCTCAAAGGGTCAAGTTATTGTTTTAATCTCTACAGTTCTTCCTGGAACTATACGAGAACAACTTCTTCCTCTGATTAAGAATAGTATCCTGATCTATAATCCGTATCTCATTGCGATGGGAACGGTCAAAGAAGATTTTATGAACCCAGAAATGATTATGCTGGGTACTGAAAATGGAAATACTATGAAGACCTCAGAGATAGATTATATTTTAAAGATTTATTCGCAGTGTACAAGATATAGTAGAGATTCTGAAAAGAGTAATACATTCCTGAGCAGGATTGTTCTTGGAACATATGAAGAGATTGAATGTGTAAAGGTTTTTTATAACACATATATTAGTAGTAAGATCTCTTTTGTTAACATGATTCAAGATGTTGCAGAGAAGCAAGGTAATATCAATGTTGATGTTGTAACTGATGCTTTAACTAAAGCAACTACTAGAATTATTAGTCCTGCATACATGAAGGCGGGTATGGGTGATGGTGGTGCATGTCATCCAAGAGATAACATTGCTCTTAGATATCTGACAAAAAAACTTGATCTTGGATATGATTTGTTTGAATCTATTATGGGATCACGGGAAGCACAAGCAAAAAATCTTGCAAAGTTCTTAGTAAAGATTGCTAAGCAGGTTAAACTTCCAATTGTCATTCATGGTAAAGCATACAAACCAAAAGTCTCATATATTGATGGGAGTTATAGTCTTCTAGTTGGGCATTATGTTCAAGAACTAGGAGAGAAGGTTAACTATGTGGATAAGTACACTGGTGACACCTGGACTAAGGGTCCAGCAGTATTTCTCTTAGCGCATAGCGTCAGTACCACATACAGGTATTGGGATGGACAAAATACTGGTGATGAAGTCTATTGTAAGTTCTCTGAGGGGTCTGTGGTAGTTGATCCTTGGAGATCATTTAAAACAGATGAGGTAATTGACGTAATTCATTATGGTAATACTAGAGGTAAAACTGAACACGAAATTGAGCAGAAGCGTAGGGAGGCAGTGAGAGCGAAGGCAAAACCTAAACAACCCCGTAAACCACGTAAGCCTAGACAACCCAGGAAAAAACCTGTAAAATGATAGTAAATTAATTCAAAGTTATGACAATTGACACCGAGAAGTATGTTGATTTTGTGAAGGAAACCACCAGTGCTCCTAGTCTGGATTATCCTGTCTTGTCTGCTCGACTGTCTCAACTTGAGGCAAATGGTGCTAATGTGACTCAAATGATGACCGCTGCTTTTGGTCTGTCTGCAGAAGCGGGTGAGTTTACTGAGGTAGTTAAAAAGATTGTCTTCCAAGGTAAACCTTATAATGAAGAGAACGTCTTCCACATGAAGCGTGAACTTGGAGATATTATGTGGTATCTCTCTCAGGCATGCATGGCACTTGATATTAGTATTGAAGAAGTTATTCAGATGAACTTTGAAAAACTTAGTGCTCGTTATCCTGAAGGTTCATTTAGTATTGAGCGTTCTGAAAATCGTGTGGAGGGAGACCTGTGATTACTATTAATATGGATGTGAGATCTGCTGCTGCAGTCAGACAAGCATTGTTTGAAGAGCAAAAGTTATATACCTACGATCCTAAATGTGTTCCACCAAGAATTGTGGAAATTCGTAATGTAATTAATGATATCGACGAACAAATCGAAGAAGCAACCAAAGAGTAATGTCTAAATTTATCCCCTTTCAACAGATAAGTACAAAGTTATCTTTACTAAACACTTATCACAATTCAATCTTAAATGAATACAGAGAGAATTTTGAGAGGTTGGAGTTTAAAGATTTTACTGAAGAACAGAATAATTTTATTCATCGAGAAGGTAGAGGATATCCAATAGGATATGATTCTTACGCTGTTGCTAATCATAGAGTGGAGGGTGTGTCAGGTTGGCACATCGCTCCACTTTTTGCTGAAGATAATATCTACTATGCCAATGCTACACATCTACCAAAATTAACTACAGTTCTTCAGCAGATTGGAATGACCACGGTTTGTGCAATTAATGTTCTTGATCCTGGTCAGTCTTTGGATTGGCATATTGACAAAGATTACATACCTGGAGTTCCTCTACACAGAGTAATGTGGGGAATGGATTGTGGTGATCAAAAATCATTAATTCAATTGCAGAATGATGATGGTTCTGTTGAAGAACGTACATTCCATAATGGAAAATTTTATATCTTTAGACCAGAGACAAAACACAGAGTTGAGAATCTTGGGGATACATCTAGATCTGTTGTCTGCATAGATTATATTGCAGATACTAAATATAGTAGAAGTTCAATTTTATAGTGATGGACACCAAGGCAAGAGTAAATATCCCTTTGGATAAAGATTTAATCAATCAAGTTGTTCGTCGTTTGAAGTGTAAGAATTTGGACGAATATATTTTCCTTAAACTTCAAGAAGATTTAAAAAGATTAACCTGAACTACATTATAAATATTAGTATATCGTGACAGATATGAAAGACTTCTCACGCTTCATGAAGGAGACGAGATCTCTTGCCTCGATTACGGGTAAGAGACTTGGTTTAGTGCCTGATGGTCATGGTGGTTATCATGATAAAAAGACTGGTGAGTTCACTGCTAAAAATGTTGGTGGACGATTAAAATTTTATAATCAGAATCAAGTTCTTGGTGAACCCGATCCTCCACAAAAAAGAACTGCTAACAATCAAAGACCTGTATCAACTCAGACCAGGAGACCTAAAACAAAAAATAGTGTCACCACTGAAGAACTGAGAGTAAAGTACATTTCTGGAGAGATTTTTTCAGAAGGAACATATGTCGAGAATCTGAAAACTAATCAGATTGGAAAGATTGTTCGTAGAGGAACTAATCATCTCATTTGTGTCACTGAAGATGAAGAGATGTTCAAGGCATGGATTCATGATGTGAGGGAGTGGACAGAAGTTTCTGGAGTTCCTGCTGACCAAAGATTGGTTGGAACAGATGCTCATAGAGAATATGTTATGAAAATGACTGACACAAAGAAAATACAAAATTTCATAAATAAATACAAGGCAAAACGGAAGCATTAGAGTAATGGCAAACTTAAAGCATGTTGTCTCTGATCTTCATGAGGTTTACCTCACGGAGATGGAAGCAAAGATTAAACCTCAGATGGGTAAAGAAACCTCTGCTTCTTCCAGCAGTGCAGATGGTGAGAAGAAGGAAGCTGGTGGTGGCGGGGAATCTGATAACGTTCAGAAGTCTGCAAGACAACTTGCTTACGACACCAGATATAAGGCGAGAAGAGAGGGTATTCCTCTTGAGAGAGCATTCACACAAGCTGTTCAGAACTCTAGTGCATCTGCTCCAGTCAAAGATGCTGCAAAAGCTATGCTTTTCAGAGCTACTAAAGAAGACGTAAAAACTGAAGGCGACAGCATTCAGGAAGTAAGGAAGGGTGATAAGGAAATGGTTCGCGTTACCCCTAAGAAGGGATATGGCGATCAGAAGGGTTATGTTCGTTTTGCTAGCAACAAGAAAAAGAAAGAACTTCGCGACAATCCACAGATTCAATCTGTTACCCCAACATCCCATGGCGAACCTTATGAAGGTAAGTATAAGTTAAAGCCAGGAGAGAAGAAGAACACCAAGGGTGATCTTGATGGTGATGGAACAAAGGAACCAGATAAGCATGAATATGCTGGCGTCAAAGATAAGGCGATTAAAGCAGCAATGAAGAAGCAGAAGAAAGAGGAGTCCTTCTCTAATTGGAAGACTGAACTTGGTATTCAAGAAGATTTGGTAGTTGAAGCAGGTTCTGAGAAAAAAGAAAAGAAAATTGCTGAGAAGAATGTTAACAATACTATCGTAATTAATCCAGAACTTAAAGAAGCAATTGCTAATATTGGTGGAGAAGTTCTTGAAGTTGATGAGTTAACACAAGAACAAGTTGAGCAGATTGTCAAGGAGAGTCTTGGAGCTCTTGAAGAACTTGGTATTGATATCAAATCAATAGTTGATGAGGCAGTATATGGTGGAACACCTAAGAAAAAGGAAGAACCAAAAGATACTCGTTATACTGTAACTAACGCTGACAAGAAGGGTAACACTCCTGCATACCAAAACTACAAAAAGGGTATGAAGAGTAAGGTGACAGGTAAGCCAATGTATAAGGCTGCTGATCATATGGATGAAGAAAATGTAGAAGAAATCTACAAGGGTAAGCATGGTCAGTCTGAGAAGGAGTACCAAGACTCCCGTTCTGATGCTGGCAAGATGATCTCTGGTGATTCTAAGAGATCTGGTGCTGCATACTCTGCCCGTGGAGTAAAGAACACTGGACCTAATCCTGCAGGTGGATCTAAGAAACCTCAGGCACAAGGTCGCATGGGCATGAAGGATCGTGCATATCTTGCATATCGTAAGGCAAACGCAAAAAAGTAAATAGCGAGGCAGTGGATCCCACTTCCTCGCTCTCTGCAAAACAGCAGGATACTGAAAGAGTTCAAGCACAAAATGCTCGTCAAGATATGCTTCTTAAGAAGACAGCAGATCTTAAAAAGAAAAAGCAAGACGCTGATGATAGAGAAGCGTTAAAGCGCGAGATCAAGCAAGAGATGGGAGAGGAGAACGTCTCTGAGCGTACTCGGTACGCTAAGGAGACGGGTAAAGACTTCAAGACTGGTAATCCGTCTGAGAAGGGTGGCACCAGATCTGGTGATAGTGCTTTTGATAAAGTCTCTCGTGAAATGCGTAAGACTGGTGGAATGATGTCCTCTAGAAAAAATGCTATTCAACCACAAGGTAAGAAGAAGGTTAAAGGTGCAAAGGGTTACAAAGGTGTAACACCTGTTGATAGGATCAAGAATAGACTTGCTCAAAAGAGAGCACCTAAACCAAATCCTTACAGACCAAGAGCTGGTGAGTCTGATTGATTAAAAAAATGTAAAGTCTGCTATATAGACTGTATATTAGACTGAGGTTCATCATGTTAGCATTTTTGCTCCCATTAGCATCAAAAATTATTACTGATGCTGTATCGAAAATTCCTGAGAACGAGGAGTTGGGTGAAAAATTAATCGAAATTTGTCTGATGATTCTTGGCAAAGCAGTCAAGTTAACCAAAACAGACATGGATGATCAACTGCTTGAAGCGGTATCGGCAGCGATCAGAGCACGTTCAGAAGAATCCGCTGAGTGATCCCAGGGGAGCATTGCTCCCCTCTCTTGTACGGGATGGTTTTTATAAATAAAAAAAGGTAACTGAATTTTACGGACAGTAAGACATGGCACTCTGGGGAAATAGTGATAACGTAACCTCTGCAGGAAC